GGAAACTTTAGTATTAGTACTTCTGATGGTGCTACATTTACTTCAACCATAAATCTGAATCCATTCACCACTAATAACCTTACAGAACAAGGTAATCTGTATTACACTGATACTCGTGTAAGGAATGCAATCTCTGCAACAGATGCAGGGGGTGATGGATCATTCTCGTATAACAGTTCGACTGGAGCATTTACCTATACAGGGCCCAGTGCGAGTGAAGTTCGTGCACATTTCAGTACCACTGGTGACTTGAACTATGATTCGAGTACTGGTGTATTCTCTATTGATGTAGAGCAAGTATACAGTCAGGCAAACTTTGATAGTGACTTCTTGACTCGTTTGGCAACGAAGATTGATAGTGCTTCCATACAATCACTCGAAACAACTTCTGCCCACATTGATTCTGCCACAGTAGTCAATCTGGCAACAACTCAATTAACCGCAAGTCAAGCAACCTTTGACTCGGCAAACATTTTATCTTTGGGTGCGGTTGGTAGTGTAGATGCTACAACCACCTCAACCATTCGTGGATTATTCTCAAGTGGGGGAGACCTCACATATAACAGTGGGACTGGTCAGTTTACCTTTGATGTGGAGAGTGTTTATACCAAGGCAAACTTTGATTCAGACCTCGGACTCGCAAACACTGGTCAATTACCAGAAGGAAGTAACCTCTATTATACAACCACTCGTGCGGATTCAGACTTTGATGTCAGACTTGCTACCAAAACAACAGCAAATGTGGCAGAAGGTACGAACCTCTATTACACTACTACTCGTGCTGATTCTGATTTTGACATTAGACTCGGCACGAAATCGACTACTAATGTCAGTGAGGGTAGTAACTTATACTACACCACTGCTCGTGCCGATAGTGATGCCAAAAATTCAGTATCAGTAACAGATGCAGGAGGGGATGGTTCACTATCCTACAACTCCGCAACTGGTGTCTTTACCTATACTGGTGCATCTGCTACAGAAACTAGAGCACACTTTACTGCAAACAAAGGTCTATCTGTAACCTCTGGTGAGTTTAACATAGATTCTGCCAATGTCAAGGCAATGTTTGCAGGGAACAAGGGTCTATCATATACGGATGGAACATTCGATATTGACTCTGCCAATGTCAAGGCAATGTTCTCTGGTGGCACTGGTGTTACATACAGTAATGGTGCGATCAGTATTGGTCAGGCAGTCGGAACTACCGATAATGTAACATTCGGTAAGGTCACACAAGACAGTGCGGTATCGAAGGGTATTCAGTTTACTCCACAAACATCTGCATTCTCACAGACCGCAGGATCATTATACTTTGATTCCGACCATGACAAAGGTCTGTCAGTTAGACTCGATACTCCCGAAAATGCAAATCCAGATGTAAACATGAACATCGGTCAAGAAACATTCCTCTATGTGAAGAATGAAACTGGTGCTCAGATTGATAATGGAGATGCGGTATACATTGTTGGGACTGATGCAGATGGTCATCCAAAGGTTGCACTAGCAAGAGCAAATACCTCTACGACTGGTAAACCTTTTGGTCTTGCCACCATGAACATTCCCGACAATGCTCATGGTTGGGTAACTCGTTATGGTTTGGTTCGTGATGTCAATACCGCAGGGATGACCGCAGGGAACATATTGTTCCTATCTGCCGATTCCGCAGGGGTTGTAACAGAAACTCCTGTAACATCAACAACTGGTTTCCCACATCATATTGGTCGAGTTATCAAAGTACACGGATCAGGTGGTGTTATCCTTGTTGATCCGATGAGTGAACACTTTGACGATCTACGAGTAGAGAACAAACTAACCACCAACCAGTTGATGGCAGATTCGGCATCACTTCTGAATGTTCAGTTTGATACGACTACATTCCCAAGTACACGTCAACCATATAATGAAGGTTTGATGTATTATGATAATGTTCATAAGACACTAAACTATAATGATGACATCACTGGCATGGTTCACGAGGTTGGTACTCAGGAGCATCAACGAGTATTCAACAATACTGGTTCAACGATACTAAAAGGTTCGGCACTATACTTCTCTGGTAACTATACATCTGGAACAATCGATGTGCCAACTATTGGTCTTGCAGATGCGACAGATGCAAACGCATACAACGCACAGGGTATTGCCGCCTTAGACATCCCAAATAATTCATATGGTCACTGTCTTGTTGCAGGACAATTGACCGAAGTAAATACTGCACATCTTAGTGCGAACACAAACTTCTTTGTGTCAACCACTCAGGCAGGATCACACCAGAATGCTTCTCCGACATATCCAAACTTCCCAATGTGTTTGGGTTGGGTTGTTAAATCTGGAGATTCTGATAATGGTATCTTACTTGTAAACCAACAGAACCACTCGGTAAATTCATTCCGTGTAAGAACTTCTGCACATATTGGTACAGACTTACAGGTGGATGGTAACCTAACTATTCTAGGTAGTCAGACCACAGTAGGTCAATCTAATGTAACCCAAGGTGCTCCGATCTATCGTCTGAATGAAGGTGATGCGATTGGTGAAGCAGGAACAACATTCTCTGGTACTGGTGTTGACGATGCATTTTTCGCAGGACACTTTACAGGTACTACTGCACAAACTTACTATGTCCAGATTGATGGTGTAGGAACTGGTGCAGGAGGCAAGGATACCTTTGCGGTTGCACTAGGAACAGACAGTGCGTTTGCTTCACCTATTTTGACAAAACAAGTTATCACAACGAATGATCAACTTATTCACTCTACCGATAATATCTCGGTAAACTTTGGTGCCGCTACTGGTCACGATTCTGGTGATACATGGACTGGTGTAGCATCACCTATTAATGTTGATACTGGATTCTTCACCAACCGTAACACTGGTACAAGTGGTGTCGGATATACTCACATGGGTATATTCTTTGATGTCACAGATGAGAAGTGGAAACTGGTTGATGAGTACGACTCGACTCCGACAGGATCAATTAACACTGCGGATGCATCATTCGGTCTTGCGACTCTGGTTGCAGGAACCTTTGAAGGTAATCTGATTGGTGGGGTAACAGGTAATGCCTCGACTGCATCTGCCCTTGCATCTGGACAGAACTTCTCTATATCTGGTGATGTGACTGCATCCAATGTATCCTTTGATGGTACTGGTGCAGTAACACTCAGTGCAGCGATTACGGCAGATACAATTATCAATGCCGACATCAAGTCCGATGCCGCTATCGCAGATACCAAACTTGCAACGATTGCCACTTCTGGTAAGGTAAGCAACTCTGCGACTACTGCTACTGCCTCAAACACTGGTTCGGCAATTATTGCTCGTGACGCAAGTGGTAACTTTGCAGGGGGTACATTCACTGGTGAAGTCAATCGTGATGCACAAACTACAGTAACCGCAGGGACATATGGTTCTGCCACTGCAATACCAGTACTGACAATTGACTCAAATGGTTTCGTTGATAGTGCAGGAACAATCGGTGTGTCAGGTATCACTGGTGTAAACTTTGATAGTTCAAACGGATTACTCACTATCGCAACAAGTGGAGATGACTTCACTGATGTGATTACTCTTGATCCATTTACTACTGCGAACTTGAGTGAGAACACCAACCTCTACTATACAGATGCAAGAGCAAGAGCATCTATCAGTGGTAACAAGGGACTTGCATATAATAGTAGCACTGGTGTAATGGACTTAGATTCTGCCAATGTCCGAGGAATGTTTAGTGCAAGTGGTCAACTGGCATATAACTCAGGAACAGGTGCATTTACATTCACGAATAGATCAAATGCTGATACATTGACTGCCATTAAAGCAGTAGATGGTGCTTCAAGTGGATTGGATGCTGATTTACTTGATGGTCAGGAAGGTTCACACTACAGAATTAATGTGTACAACAACTCAGGTACACTGTTAAACTAAGGATAAATAGATAGTATGCCATATACAAGATTAAATAGTAGAGACAACTTCATAGACTACTGCCTACGCAAACTTGGTCATCCAGTGATCGAAATAAATGTGGATGACGAGCAGATAGAAGATCGTGTGAATGATGCATTGCAGTTATTCACCGAGTATGCCGCTGAGGGTAGTTATAAAGTGTTCCTTCCTGTTACCGTAACACAGGATATGGTAACACGAAAGGCAATTGACTTTGATCTCGACACAACCGCACTTCCCGATGCTGATGACATTCTCAGTGTTATAAGAGTTCTGCCATTTGATACTTCATCTGGTAGTACCAGTTTCATGGATGTCAAATATCAAATGCGACTCAATGATTTGTGGGGTATGGGTACTGGTGTAGGTTCCTCTGTGGCATCCTATGAGATGATGCAACAATATATGAGTTTGATCGACATGAAACTCACTGGACATCCACAGATTCAATTCAAACGAGAGACAAACACCATACAGATACTTGGTGATTTCGAGAGTGGAGACCTCAAGGTTGGGGACAATTTGATGATCGAAATGTATGTTGCATCCAATGCGAACAACAATGGCAAATTATATGATAACTTGTTTTTAAAAGAATATGCGACTGCCTTGATCAAAGAACAGTGGGGTTCTAACCTTATCAAGTTTGAGGGCATGACCCTTCCCGGTGGTATACAATTAAATGGCAGACAGATTTACGAAGATGCCAAACAAGAGATAGAGACAATTAGACAACGAATATATAATGAGTATGACACTCCACCAGACTTCTTTGTAGGATAACATAATGGCAACGAACCCATACTTCAAGCAGGGTGTTCGTTCTGAACAGACAGTCTATGAGGACATTGTAATTGAATCCCTCAAGATGTACGGACAGGATGTATACTACCTTCCACGAGAAATCGTCAACAAGGACTCGGTCTTTCTTGATGATGTTCCGTCAACCTTTGGTTCTGCATATAAGGTAGAGATGTATATTGAGAACACCGAAGCATTTGACGGTGAGGGTGATCTGTTCACTAAATTTGGTATCGAACTACGAGATCAAGCAAACTTTGTTGTTTCCAGAAAAAGATGGAAGCAACTTGTTGGTTCTCGTCTCACAGAAAACAACTTCCGACCAAGGGAAGGTGATCTAATTTATCTCACTCTATCTGATTCTATATTTGAGATTCGCAAGGTAGAGACCGAGACTCCGTTCTATCAGATGAGCAACTTGCCCACATTCAGAATGACTTGTGAGTTGTTCGAGTACAATGATGAGAACTTTGATACGGACATTGCAGAGATTGATGAAGTAGAGTTTGAAGGTGCGTTCCAGTATGCATTAACTCTGGACTCGGCAGGATTCTACAATAACCTTGCAGGAACAACTGGAGACAACTGGACTGTCGGTGAGGTTGTAACTCAGACTGGTACTGGTTATAGTATGAAGGGTGAGGTCACTTCATTTAATCGTGATACCAAGGTACTACAGATTGCTCATGCAGGAGCAACCGATGGTAAATTCCACACCTTCACCACGACTGCACAGGTCACTGGTTCTGAGTCTGGTAGGGTATCGACACCGACACTGGTACAAGAACTGCAAGAGATTCAGCAGGATTCACAGAACAAAATATTCAATGACTTTGAAGCAGACTTCCTTGACTTCTCAGAGTCTAATCCGTTTGGGGACTTATAATGTTTGGAACATGGTTTTATCATAAACGAGTAAGGACTGCGGTATCGGTATTTGGATCGATGTTCAATAACCTTCATGTACTCAGGCACAATAATGCAGGGGAGACTATCTCTCAGGTTAAAGTACCTCTGTCCTATGCACCCAAGAGAAACTTTATATCTCGACTAGAAGAGATGTCCAAGGGTGAGGATGCAGAACGCAGGGTGGCAATCAAGTTGCCTCGTATGTCATTTGAGATCACCAACATGACATATGACCCAACTCGACAGTTACCCAAGGTCAACAATATCTCGAAGGCAAGCAACGAGATTACCAAACGACAGAAGATTTACACTGCGACACCATACACTATTTCGTTTCAGTTGAACATCTATGCAAAGTCACAGGATGATGCACTACAGATTGTAGAACAGATTCTTCCATACTTTGCACCGCAGTACACGGTGACAATCAAACCATTTGCAGATATTACCAGTCTGACCGAAGATGTTCCGATCTCTTTGGCAGGGGTTCAGTTCTCGGATGACTTTGAGGGTGCACTCGAACAACGCAGGACAATCATTTATACTCTCGACTTTGAGATGAAGATTGCACTATATGGGCCCGAGGGCACTGGTAACATCATTCGTGATGTTCGTAACAACTTCTTCTTACAACAAGGTGGATTGAACGATAGTGATATGTACCTCAAAACACAGAAGATTACTCCGACTCCAGTTGGTGTGACTGCTGATAGTGATTACGGATTTAATACAATAGATTTGGATAGTGCATAATGAGTGAAGAAAAACGAATAAAGGATGACTACGAATATTCTCGTGATACATACTATGAGATACTCGAAAAAGGTAAAGAGAGTATGGAGTTGATGATCGAAGTTGCTCGTGAATCAGAACATCCTCGTGCGTTTGAAGTGTTATCTACTATGATGAAGAACATGGCAGATGTCAATGATAAGTTGATGGATTTGAATAAGAAGAACAAAGACATAAACAAAACAGAAGAAATCAAACAACTCGGTAACACGACAAACAACTTATTTGTAGGAACCACAACAGACCTACAGAGATTAATACAGAATGAAACTCAAGTGGAAAAAGTAATTGATGTCGAACCCGAATCCAAATGAATCCTACCTCGGTAACATAAATGTTAAACGAGATGGAGTTCAACATCAATTTACCGAAGAGGAAGTCAAGGAATACATCAAGTGTTCCAAAGACCCTGTACATTTTTGTAAAACCTATCTCAAGGTAATCTCTCTGGATGATGGACTTGTTCCATTCACATTATATCCATACCAAGAGAAGATGTTCGATCATTTCAATAACAATCGATTCTCTATCGTACTTGCGTGTCGGCAGTCTGGTAAGTCGATCAGTTCGGTAGGGTACATAATCTGGTATGCTTGTTTTCATAGTGAGAAAACCATTGCCATACTTGCAAACAAAGGTGCGACTGCAAGGGAGATGTTGGCACGAGTCACATTGATGCTAGAGAATCTTCCATTCTTTCTCCAACCGGGAACAAAGGCACTAAACAAAGGTTCGATTGAGTTTAGTAATAATTCTCGAATCATTGCCGCTGCAACCTCTGGTAGTTCTATTCGTGGTATGTCGGTCAATCTCTTGTTCCTAGACGAGTTCGCATTTGTTGAAAGAGCAAATGAGTTCTACACATCTACCTATCCAGTAATTTCTGCGGGTAAAGACACCAAGGTAATTATCACATCGACTGCCAATGGTATTGGTAATACCTTCCACAAGATATGGGAAGGTGCAGTACAGAAGGTCAATGAGTTTGTTCCATTCACCGTAAACTGGTACGATGTACCGGGAAGGGATGAGGAATGGAAGAAGCAGACAATCGCAAATACATCTCAATTACAGTTCGATCAGGAATTTGGGAATACTTTCTTTGGGACAGGCGACACCCTAATTAATGCCGAGACATTATTGGGGTTTAGAGCAGTACAACCCTCTACACATCGTGAGGGTGGTGACTTATTAATATACGACAATCCAGACAAAGAACACGAATATGTTATGTGTGTGGATGTATCAAAAGGAAGAGGACAGGATTATTCTACATTTAATGTAATCGACATTAGCACGAGACCTTTCAAACAGGTTGCTGTCTATCGCAATAATACTATATCTCCATTACTCTTTCCTAATGTTATATATAAGTACGCAAATTTCTACAATGAAGCATATGTGGTAATTGAGTCCAATGACCAAGGCACGGTTGTCTGTAATGGACTGTATCAAGACCTCGAATACGAGAATCTTCATATGGAATCGGCAGTCAAGGCAGACCGCATCGGTATCGAAATGAACCGCAAGGTCAAACGATTAGGTTGTTCCTCTATCAAGGATATACTTGAACAGAAGAAGTTAGACATCCTAGATGAGAATACCATCATGGAGATTTCTACATTTACTGCGAGAGGTCAGTCATATGAGGCATCGGATGGAAACCATGATGACCTAATGATGAATCTGGTGATGTTCGGATACTTTGTTACATCTCAGTTCTTTGCTGATATGACAGACATCAATCTAAAAGAGATGATGTTCTCCAAGAAGATGAAAGAGATCGAGGATGATGTACCACCTGTTGGTTTCATTGATGACGGATTAGATGATGTTCGTATGGAAGAAGAACAAAGGAATATGGGATGGCACGATTTTGAAGGGAGTACAGGTGTAGAAGAATGGTAGTATTCACCTCTTCCCAAACACTAAGTTAATTATACAGTGAAATACAGAGAAAGTCAAGTTTTTTTCTATAAATATGCTTTCTTATAAATAAATGTATTGAGACTACCGTATTCTAATGCGGTGTTCGCACCGTATTATGTTCACTTATAATTAGATAAACGAAAGGATAAAGTTATGGCACTTTTTACACCCTCTGCTTCCCCTGCTGTGACAGTAAAAGAGATTGACCTTACAGGCGTAGTGCCTAATGTTCAAACTTCTACTGGTGCATTTGTGGGAAATTTCGGTTGGGGCCCTGTAGGTGAAGCAACTCTAGTTTCTGATGAAACTGGACTTGTTACTACCTTCTCTGCACCGACCAACTCAAACACGGTAGATTTCCATTCTGCCGCTTACTTCTTACGGTATTCAAATTCTTTATTTGTTGTCCGTCAGCAAGGATCAGACGCAAAAAATTCCGCTGGTTCTAACACCAATAAAACCGTTACACAGACAAATTATAACAATTTAGATGCGTTCGACAACGCAACAATTGATTCTGGTGATGGAGCATTCATTGCAAAATATCCGGGACAACTTGGTGACTCTTTACGAGTTTCTATGGTAGGTTCTGCTGATAGTGCGGGTTCTGCAACCACTGCATTCAACAACTGGGCATACAAAGGTTCTTTTGATGCCGCTCCTTCAACATCTGCGTTTGCTACAGAACAAGGTGCAACCAATGATGAAGTTCATATTGCGGTTATTGACCGTGATGGTGGAATCTCTGGTGTTGCAAACACTGTACTAGAAACCTTCCCATTTGTATCTGTTGCTTCTAATGCAAAGAATGCCGATGGTACTTCAAACTACTACAAAGATGTGTTGAGATCACAATCTGCATGGATTTATGCAGGAGTTTCCCATGTGGGAACTGACTCAGCAGGAAAATCTGACTTTGGTGGTTCTAGTAACCAGTGGGGAGAGATCACTGCGACTAGCAGAGATTTTTCTACTGGACAAGTATTTGCAAATACGCAATCAACTTGGGACTTTGATGGTGGTGTTACTTCTTCAAGTATCTCTACATCAGAGATTGCTCTTGGATACGATAAGTTTGAAGATGCAGAAAACATCGAATTAGACTTCCTTATTCCACCAGAACTGGCAGATGCATCCTCAGTAAATACTGTGGTAAATGACCTAGTTTCTATTGCAGAAGCACGAAAAGATTGTGTGGTAGTTGCCTCACCAGATCGTGCCGCTGCCGTTACGACTAACACTAATGCCGCTGTTAAAACAACTGGTGATGGTTTCACTAAGTCTTCTTACTTGATACAAGACAACAACTATCTCAAGGTGTTCGACAAGTACAACGATAAGTACATCAAGATTCCTGCTTGTTCTTCAACCGCAGGATTAATGGCATCAACCGATTTGGTTGCCGCCCCTTGGTTCTCACCCGCTGGTGCGAGACGAGGTCGTTATCTTGGTATTACTGACATTATTGTACCTAGTACAAAGACTGAAAGAGACACTCTTTACAAGGCAGGAATTAACCCAATTGCTAATATTCCCGGTGAGGGAGTTATGCTCTTTGGTGATAAGACTAATATGTCACGACCATCTGCGTTTGATCGCATCAATGTTCGTAGACTGTTCCTTGCAATTGAGAGAGCAATTGGTATCGCTGGTCGAAACGTAATGTTTGAATTCAATGACGAGTTTACTCGTGCTGAGTTCGTAAACATTGTAGAACCTTTCTTACGAGAGATTCAAGGTAGGAGAGGTATCACAGAATTTAAAGTAGTCTGTGATGAGACCAACAATCCTCCCTCTGTTGTTGACCGTAATGAATTTATTGCATCTATCTTCATCAAACCCGCTCGTTCTATCAACTATGTAACATTGAACTTTGTTGCTGTTAGAACTGGTGTTGAGTTTGAAGAAGTAGTTGGCACAGTATAAGGAGTATTGAGAAATGGCAATTTTAGGTGTAGATGACTTCAAGTCAAAATTAAGAGGTGGGGGTGCAAGACCCAATCTATTTAAAGCAACGATCAACTTTCCTACTTACGCAGGTGGTGATGTAGAACTTACATCATTCCTCTGTAAAGCAGCGCAACTTCCTGCTTCACAAATGGCATTCTTTGATGTACCATTCCGTGGCAGACAGTTGAAGATGGCAGGAGATCGTACCTTTGAACCTTGGACAGTAACCATTCTGAACGATACTGATTTCAGTACTCGTAATGCAATGGAACGCTGGATGAACGGTATCAATGGTCACCAAGCAAACACTGGTCTGGTTAATCCTGTAGATTACCAAGCAGATTTGATTGTTGAACAGTTGAACCGTGATGGTTCCACTTCAAAAACTTATAACTTCCGTGGTTGTTTCCCAACTCTCGTCAGTGCAATTGATGTGAACTACGAAACTAACGATGTTATCGAAGAGTTTACGGTGGAATTCCAAGTGCAGTATTGGGAATCTGACACAACATCCTAGAGTTAATCTAGTTATAGATAGAGGGGTAGGGAATTATCCCTACCTCTTTATTATAAAAAAGGTAAGTACATGGCAGAACAAGACAACAGTATTCTCAAACTGTTTGGTTTTGAATTAAAAAGACAAGACAAACCAGTTAAAGAGAAAGATAAATTAAAGTCTATTGTTGCTCCCACCGATGATGATGGTGCGGGGTATGTTACTGCGTCTGGTAGTCACTATGGTCAGTACATCGACATGGATGGGAACAAGGCAAAGGACAACCAACAACTTATCATCAAATACCGTGGGGTTGCACAACATCCAGAAGTAGATGCCGCTATTGAGGACATCGTAAACGAAACTATTGTAGGTTCTGAGCAAAATCAGTCTTGCGAACTTAATCTGGACAAAGTAGAAGCACCCGACAACATCAAAAAACAAATGACCGAAGAGTTCAATACCATATATTCTATGTTGAATTTTGGAGAACTAGGTCACGACATATTCCGTTCATTCTATGTTGATGGTCGTGTATATCACCATCTCGTAGTCAATGACTCAAATTTAAAAGCGGGTATCCAAGAAATCAGAACGATTGATGCCGCTAAGATTCGTAAAGTAAAAGAAGTAAAACATGACAAGGATCAGGCAACTGGTGCCAAGATCGTAAAAGAAGTCAATGAGTTTTACATTTATCAAGAGAAAGCAGGAACCAACCAAGGTGTAAGACTTTCTCCCGATAGTATTTCATATGTTTCCAGTGGTCTTTTAGACCCTAGCAAGAAACAGGTTGTGTCTTATTTACACAAGGCATTGAAACCAATCAACCAGTTACGCATGATGGAAGATTCACTTGTAATCTACCGTCTTGCTCGTGCTCCCGAACGCAGAATCTTCTATATTGATGTAGGTAATATGCCTCGCAATAAGTCGGAAGCATACATGAAAGACATCATGTCTAAGTATCGAAACAAGATTGTTTATGATTCCAACACAGGACAACTGAAAGATGATCGCAAGCATATGTCTATGCTCGAAGATTTCTGGTTGCCTCGTAGGGAAGGTGGTCGTGGTACTGAGATCAGCACACTTCCCGGTGGAGAGAATCTTGGACAGATTGATGACATCCTGTACTTCCAGAAGAGACTATATAGATCATTGAATGTACCAGTATCTCGTTTGGAACAGGAAGCACAGTTTACACTAGGTCGTTCAACTGAGATCGGAAGGGATGAAGTTAAATTCCAGAAGTTCATTGATAGACTGCGTAAAAGGTTCTCTGCATTGTTTACTGCAATACTCAAGAAACAACTCATACTGAAAGGTGTTATCACCGAACAGGATTGGGAAGAGTGGAAAGGGTTCATTACAGTAGACTTCCAGAGAGACAACCACTTTACTGAATTAAAAGATGCAGAGTTGTTACAAAACAGACTGCAAACTCTTGATCAAGTATCTCAGTATGTTGGTGAATATTTCTCACGAGAGTGGGCAATGAAAAATGTAATGATGATGTCTGATGAGGACATCGAAGAAATGAAACAGCAAGTCGAGGGTGAGAACTCCGTTGCAGACGAAGATGAGGAAGTATGATGAGTGAAGAAAATCAAGAAGTTGAAACTGTAGAACCTACAGTAGTGGAAAACCTAATCAATCAGATCACTGATGGTGATTTGAATAATGCAGAAGGTTCGTTCCAGAGTCTTATACAAGACAAGATGGCAGATGCACTAGAAGCACAACGCATTGCTACTGCACAGGCAATCTTCAATGACCAAGACGATGACATCGAAGAGATTGGAGATGAAGAAGTAGAACTTGATGATGGTGAAGTTGAAGTAACTTCTGAGGAAGAACCCGAAGAAGTTGAAGTAGTTTCTGAGGAAGAACCCGAAGAAACTGAAATTTAGTTGTTTTTAAAATATCATTTTGTATAAATAATACTATGAAATCTTATAAACAACTCATTTCAGAATTAAATGAAAGAACAAAGATGCCGAAAGGTGAAGTTGTTCTTAATAAGAAAATCAATCGTATCCCTGTCAAGATAATCAATATTGGCAAGGGAACTTTACCATTTGTGGTTTTCATAGATGGTGACAAATTAGACGCATTCAAATCTTTGAAGGATGCTGAAAAGTCTGCCACCAAAGTAATAAAGGAATTAACCTAAATGAAGTTAATTACAGAGTTTACAGATAATAATACTCTTGAATGTCTCGTAGAGAAGAAAGAGGATGGTGAGAAGAAATACCTAATCGCAGGTGTTTTTGCTCAAGCAGACAAAAAGAATAGAAATGGTCGCATATATCCGAAGGCAGTTATGGAACCTGCTGTAGAGAGATATGTAGACCAACAAGTTAAAACTGGTAGGGCAGTGGGTGAGTTGAATCATCCAGAAGGGCCCACGGTAAACTTGGACAAAGTTTCACACCTCATCACAGAACTCAAATTTGAGGGAAATGATGTGGTAGGAAAGGCACAAATATTGGATACTCCGATGGGTAAGATCGTAAAGGGTTTACTTGATGGTGGTGTACAATTAGGTGTGTCAACTCGTGGTATGGGTAGTCTTGTGAATCAAGGTGGGGCAATGGTCGTGAAAGACGACTTTATTCTTAGTACGGTTGACATCGTACAAGACCCAAGTGCACCAGAAGCATTTGTTAATGGTATTATGGAAGGTGTTGACTGGGTCTGGAATAACGGCATTTTGAAACCGCAAGTAATTGAAAATATGGAGACTGAAATTAAAAACACTCCGAAAACTGTCTTATATGAGACAAGTGTTCGAGAGTTTAAGAATTTCCTCTCGTTAATTAAATCTAATATGTAAGGAGTCAATAATGACTGATGAAGCAAAAGTCGAAGTTGAACTTCACGATGAAGAAATTAACGACATTGTGGAAGAAACTCTCGAAGAGAAAGCAGAGGTTGCCAAAGAAGATAATTCCGAAGAAGATTCGGTTGCATCTGTCGATAAAGCAGCGGATGCAGTAAAGAAAGCACCGATTCCAAAAACGAAAGCGGGTATGATTAATGCTATGAGCATGGCGTTACATTCTATGAAAAAGGATGAACTAACTGCCTCATACGAAAGTATCATGGGTGAAGCACTTGAATCAGGAGAAGAAGCAATTGTGGAAACACAGGTTGATACTTCTGCTGAACTAGATGCATTAGTCGAGTCAGAGCAAACACTCAGTGATGAGTTTAAAGCAAAAACCGCTGTACTTTTTGAAACTGCTGTAAAATCGAAACTTTCAGAAGAAGTTGATCGTATCGAAGCACAGTACAAGGAAGAATTAGCAGAAGAAATCTCTTCTACTAAGGCAGACCTTGTTGAAAAGGTAGACAGTTACCTGAACTATGTAGTTGAATCTTGGATGGAAAGTAATCAAGTAGCAATCCAGAACGGTCTCCGTACTGAAATTGCTGAGACTTTCATGGACAAAATGAAAGACCTGTTTACAGAGTCTTACATCTCTGTTCCAGAATCCAAAGTTGACCTAGTTGACGAACTTGCTGAGTCCGTTGAAGAGTTGGAAACAAAACTCAACGAAACTACTCAGAAAGTGATTGACACTACTGGTGAACTGGAAGCATACAAACGTGATAGCATCATCCGTGAAGCATCTCGTGATCTTGCAGAGACACAGGTAGTTAAATTGAAGTCACTCGTAGAAGACATCGACTTTGAAGACGAAGATCAATTCGCCTCTAAAGTTAAGACTGTTGTCGAGTCATACTTCACCAAAGAAGTCGCAAGTAGTGAAGAAGTAGAACAAATCGTAGAAGATGCCGACAGTACTGTCGAAGTATCATCTGTGATGGAAGGATACCTCTCTGCTATTCGCAAACAAACAAAAACCCAATAATTAATTCGTACTAAGGAAATTAAAATGCAATCTTACGATAGTTTAATCGAAAAGTGGGCACCAGTACTAGATGAAGAGTCAGCAGGAAAAATCTCTGACAATCACAGACGTTCTGTAACTGCCGCTATCTTGGAGAACCAAGAAAAAGCAATCATGGAGCAGAACGCTGCTTCTCATGGTTTTATGACCGAAAACAACGCTGCTCCTGCTAACGCAACTGGTTCAGTAAACAACTTTGACCCTGTTCTTATCTCTTTGGTAAGACGAGCAATGCCTAACCTAATCGCATACGATGTATGTGGTGTACAACCTATGAACGGCCCAACTGGTCTCATCTTTGCGATGAAATCACGTTATCAAGGTGGTTCTACTTCTAACCGTGAAGCACTGTTCAACGAAGCAGAGACTCGTTTCTCTGGTGACAGTTCTGGTACTCACGATTCTGACAATGCTTCTGGTTTCAACGGCATTGATTCAGAAGGTGCTCGTTTAACTTCACTTGCCGCTGGTGGTATGCCTACTGCTGATGCCGAAGCACTTGGTCGTACTGGTGGTTCTGCGTTCAACGAAATGGGTTTCACCATTGAACGACAGACTGTTACTGCTAAGTCTCGTGCATTGAAAGCAGAGTACACTCTTGAACTTGCTCAAGACTTGAAAGCAATCCACGGTTTGGATGCTGAAACTGAGTTGGCAAACATTTTGTCTGCTGAGATTCTTGCTGAAATCAACCGTGAAGTTATCCGTACTATCAACAGTCAAGCAAAGACTGGTGCACAACAGGCAAATGTTACCTCTAACGGTATCTTCAATATGTCTAGTGACACTGATGGTCGTTGGTCTGCTGAGAAGTTCAAAGGTCTTGGTGTACAGATTGACCGTGAATGTAATGTGATTGCCAAAGAAACTCGCCGTGGTAAAGGTAATGTAATCATCTGTTCATCAGATGTTGCTACTGCTCTTGCCGCTGCCGGTACTTTGGACTATAGTCCTGCTATCAGCAACAACCTACAGGTTGATGACACTGGTAACACTTTCGCAGGTCTTCTGAATGGTCGTATCCGTGTATACATCGATCCATATGCCAACACTGACTATGTAACTGTTGGTTATAAGGGTCAGAACCCATATGACAGTGGTGTATTCTACTGCCCATATGTACCATTACAGATGGTTAAAGCAGTTGGTGAAGATGACTTCCAACCACGCATCGGGTTTAAAACTCGTTACGGAATGGCATCAAACCCATTTGTTGGTTCTACACCTTCTGACGGTCTTGCTACTGCTAAGACTAACCAGTACTACCGTATCTTCAAGGTGACTAACATCTTGACATAAGTCGGTATAAAAAATAGAGTGGGGGAGTATATCTAACTCACCAATTTTAAAGGGGTCTTTCGAGACCCCTTTTTTTTGTCTTATAAATAAGTGTGTTCACGAACTGAACATAGAAGTATGAGACGGTATTACCGTGGTGTCTGGTCATCCAGTAATCTAGAAACAGGAGAGTATTATGCGTTTTATTGCAATTGCATTCGCATTAGTTCTATCTGCTTGTTCAACTATCGATGCAACTATCGATGGTACTGGTGGTGTTATTAAAGGTGTCGGTTCTGATGTCTTTGGTGTGACCGCAGGTGTGTTGGATGTAACATCAAATTTAATTAAAGATGTTGCAGAAAAGACTGGCACAGATGCAACATCACCAGAAGGGGAATAGAGTGGGGGAGTATATCTAACTCACCAATTTTAAAGGGGTCTTTCGAGACCCCTTTTTTTATCCGAAGAACTCGTCTAGACTATTCTTTTCTGCTCTCGCAAATATATCGGGAGTGTTCTCTTTACCAAAGTACCAACAATTCTCGATATAGAGTTGATCGAAGTAACTCTGTAACTGTTCCTTGTCGAAGTTGCCATCCTCATCCTTGAACACAGATTTCCCTTGGGGTCTCTGCATAATACGCATACCTATCTGACCCTTGAAGTGTGGTCGAAGTAGGTCTACCAACTCACAACAGGATGGATAGACTTTGTTCTTGACCTTGGGGTTCATAATGTTGATGATCATGTGTCCTTGATCTGATAACGAGTCAAAGGTCTTTTGAGATACTGGGAGAAAGAAGTCATCCCTCCATCTCTCATATTCTCCAAACTTCTTCCATGACTGATTATCTTCATTCTCACCACCTTCATTATATCTCTCGGTAGCAAAATATGGGGGTGATGTAAAGGCACAATCAATGTCATTGATCTCATCCCAAGGCAAGTCCTCGGCACCACAGTTGTACATCTTGACAATCTTCTTCTTACCAGACATCTTTTCTAGGTAGGGTATCATCTCTTTGTATATTGCAAAGGTGTTTGGGTTAGGGTCACAACCGATATATTCTTCTGCATCTGATGCATAGAACCCTGTTAGTCGATCACCCCAACCCATCGAAGTATCAAGTACTCGTTTGGCATTAGTCATCTGGTAGATGGTCTTTGCCATAGATGGTTTAAACTGGGTAGCAATATAGGTGGCAAGACGAAAGGTAGAAACATACGAGTTTTGTTGCAAGGAACCACCGACTAACTTCTCTTTCTCATTTCCCTCTAGATCACGGACAACGACTTTCTTGACATCATTGATCCCTCTCCACATGGCACCAAGACACGCCCATATCTCGTGGGCAGTTCCCTCATTCCATACAGTAAGAGGTGCCTTGAATGAATAACTATTACACTGCCATCTGAGAGGTTTCATAAACCAATCGGACACATCATTATAGGGTCTGGCAGGAGCATCAATTACACCCAATCCCCATTTACTATAGGGGTACTTGTAATCGTCATACTTCTCAATGATCTCTCTATCTTGGTTATCTTGGTGGGTAACACCCTTCCATATATCATACTTCTTGAGTTTCCACCATGCATCATCCCTCCGTTTCTCGGTAACTTGATTGGCAGGGAAGGGAGGTCTCTCACGGAAGATATATTCGGCAAGAGTCAGTCTAAACTCTTCTTTTCCGTACTTCTCGGTAACATCAGTAAACTGGGTCTCATCCATCTTGGGTAGACCAGTACTGTCGGCACATTTGCCTAGAAGATCATATAATTCTTGATTCATAGGTTGAATTCCTCACTAGAACACCCATCATACAGTATATAGCGTAAAATGTCAAGTACTAATTTATTTCACTTTTTTTGAAAATAAGTGTTGACAAACCCTGTTCCATGTTGTATAATACTTGTATTGAGAATGAGAACTGAGAGAGTAAATTATGACTAGATTTGATAAAGAAGAGTTCACTTGGGATGGTATGTACTTGATGTACCGTGGTAAACACACCGAGTCTGTGAATATGGAGGTCGCAAGTCCTAACTGTCACCCATCTTGGGTTGGTTTGCCCAAACCAGAGTTCATTGCCCGATTCAAGTATGGTTACAAACCATATAAGGCATGGATCAACTTCCTTGTCAAGAATGCTACTGTTGAGCAGTATCTTGAACTGTCTGACCATCAAAACAAGTTTTACAGTGAGAAGTACGGTTACGAGGTTAGTGGTTCTCCTGCCTATGCAATGGAAGCACTAGGTTACAAGGGTAAGAAATAATGGAGTACTTGCAAGAGGTCACTGATTGGGGAGAGCATAATGTCTCCAATCACACCTACATCGTGAACAAGCAGGGTCAACTTGCAGGATATATCAAGGTAGGTACTACCGAAGAGATCATGTTCAAGAAACCTATGAAACAATGGTCAAAGGCAAGAAGAAAGTTTTTAAAAGTGTCTCCCTTATAACAAAACGGTATTAGACAAAAGATGTTCTATGTTGTATAATACTTGTATTGAGAATGAGAACTGAGAGTGTGAATTATGATTATTTTTGAAAGAGATTTTGTCCGACTTGCCGAAGATTCCAGTTGGCAACAAGTAGTTGAGATTGTATTCCGTGATGAATACCCTACTGAGAGATTAGTGTTGGCAGATAACCGTGTGGTCTCTGCGACTTGGAAAGATATTGATGAGGTTCGTTCTGAAAACGAACACTACGAAGAGATTCAAAACGAACTGCGTGAGCAGGATGAGAGGCAATTATGAAAGTAGTAATTTACACACAATACCGTGAGAACTATGGTGCCCATGACTGGGATGGTACTGGGGAATGCCCACAGTACTGGAAGTGCAAGGGTGGGTCTACCTATGTGGTAGAGGGTGTATCCATTGAGGATGCACAATCCGAGGGGTACTATGATACCCTGTTTGATCTCGTATCCGAGAGCAACGAGTATGCCCAAGAATATGTTCTTGGTTCCGATCTCATTGATGATGTAGACTTCAAGGAGTCTAACATCTGTGAGCACTGGGAAAATCCAGTGTACATCAAGGTTGAGGGTGACAAGTTTGTTGCTACTCAAGCACATTATATGGAGGGACAACCTCCCCGAACTTGGGAATTAGGAGAACAAGTATGAAGTATGAAGTCCGTTTAGCAAACACTGGTCGTGAATGTTTGAAGTGGTACACATTTGATACTGCCAAAGAAGCAGTCAAGTTTGTGTTGAAACAACTGCACGAAGTGGGATTCACCGTTGATGGTAAGACCTACGAAGAGAAGTTCGAGGAAATCATCTGGGTTGGTAAGGGGAGAGTCATCAATGCATGATTATGTCCGATTGATCCAAAACGCAAAGGGTGCACGATCTCGTGCACAGTCTGAGTGGGGTAAAAAATACTGGTCTACTGTTATCCAGAAACTTCTGGTAAATATGAGAGAACAGGAAACTATACACTAAAACTCTTATAAATAGAGGTATATTATAAGAGGTTAGTTATGGCAATTACACCAACAATTACAACTCAGGTTTCCGATGCGGAACTGACAACCAATCTAAATTACCTACAACCAACTGGTTTTAAATTGGTTATCGATAGGACAAAGTATCCTAATATGGAGTACTTTGTTCAGTCTGTATCACATCCCGGTGCATCTGTTAATCCTGTAGAATTACCTGTCCGAAGAATCACATCTGTCCCCCTAGCAGGAGACAAGATAACCTTCACCGAAGTATCATTCACTATCATTCTTGATGAGGACTTGACATCATACACAGAGATGATGGATTGGTTGACTCGTATAGTCAATGATGGTCAGGTGAGTGGTCTGGAACGAGCAACTAAATTTCCTACATACTCTGACATTACACTTCATGTATTGTCGAGTCATAACAATACTACCAAGAAGATTGTATACAAAGACTGTATTCCAATTTCACTTGGTAATATTGAATTTACTTCTACAACAGGAGATGTTACCTATCTGACCTTTGATGCGTCATTTAGGTTCTCACAGTTTGAGATAATTTAACCCTATATAATTTTTTGTAATGGAGACAATATGATAGACTTAGAATCTGTTCTTGCGGAGTGGAAAGAGGACTCCGAAATTTCTAAACACCAATTAGACGAGACCTCTCGTGTTACCCCTGCGTTACACGCAAAGTATCTGGAGTACCTCTCGTTGACCAAACTGCGACTCAAACAAGCAGAGTTCAAACAGAAAGTTCTGCTCAAAGACAAATACCTATACTACGAGGGTAAGATGTCCAAGGAGGACATTGAGACTCGTGGGTGGGCATATGATCCCTATGATGGGTTGAGTGCAACCACCAAGAACTTCAAAGAGTACTACTACGACTCTGACAAAGAGATTCAAGAGTCTGAGATTAAAATTCAGTATCTAAAAACGATTATAGATACACTTACAGAGATTGTTAATAGTCTCAATTGGAGACACCAGACCATCGGTAACATGATAAGATGGAGATCATTTGAAGCAGGACAGTGAGGAATTATGTTAAAAGAAATGAAAGAAACATTTAAAGTTAATAAAATTTATCAGTCTCGGTGGGTATGGTATCACACGATACTTGCGTTCGAGATATTCCTAACCAATATACTATTGATTGCTATTTTAGTCAAGATGCCGTGAGTATACCTAACACGATACGAGTGGGGTTGAAAGACAACTCCATGTTGCTGATTGATGCGGAAGCACACCAGATTCCCGAACTGCGAGAATACTTCTCGTTCTATGTTCCGGGACATAAATTTATGCCCGCTTTCAAGTCTCGTAAATGGGATGGGAAGATCAAACTTTTCAACCAAATCACTCGTGAACTCAATGTAGGACTCTATGCACATCTCAAGAAGTTCTGTGCAGACAGAATGTATCCTATTGAGTTGATCGACAATGACGAGTATGGACATCCAGAACAGAAGAATCATGTCCAACACCAGAACCTCATAAAGTTTCAGAGTGAACTGGATTTGCCATTCTCATTGCGTGACTATCAGTATGATGCAGTGACTCATGGTATCAAAGAGAAACGAGCAATCCTATTGTCACCCACAGGATCGGGTAAGTCATTCATCATCTATAATCTGATGCGGTGGTACACTGCAAACTTTAGTCAGAAGGTGTTGGTTGTTGTTCCGACAACAAGTCTGGTAGAACAAATGCACAAGGATTTCGAGGACTATGGATACGATCCAGAACTATGTCACAAGATATATTCTGGTAAAGAGA